CAGGTGGAAGCATTACACACCTGCCTAATGAATCCACTGTACGCATGGATGTTACGACATCTAGTGGATCTGAAGTAGTACGTCAAACGTACCGAGTGTTTCCTTATCAACCAGGGAAGAGTTTATTAGTACTAGCTACCTTTGTCATGAACACCGCTAAGACGGGTTTAAGGCAGCGTGTGGGTTATTTCAGTACACAGAATGGTGTATTCCTTCAACAGAATGATAGTACCGTATCGTTTGTTTTAAGGAGCTATACGGGTGGTTCTGTGGATGAGTCACGTGCAGTAACACAGGCTAACTGGAATGGTGATAAGTTAGACGGTACAGGTAAGAGTGGGCTAACGTTAGATCTTACAAAGTCTCAGATATTGTTTATGGACTTTGAATGGTTAGGTGTAGGTAGTGTTCGTTGTGGGTTTGTTATTAATGGCAAGTTCATTATTGCTCACACATTCCATAACTCTAATCTGTATAGCAGTGTTTATATGACAACTGCCGTACTACCTATACGGTATGAAATAACAAACACAGCAGGTACAGCTTCAGCATCAAGTATGAAGCAAGTATGCTCTACTGTTATTTCAGAGGGTGGATATGAACAAATAGTAGCAGAAAGTATTATACGTAGGACAACGGCATTAGGGTCAATTACAACCACCTTCCTACCTTTAATATCGATGAGGCTAGCAAGTAATGCATTAGGCTCTGTTGTTTTGCCTGATAAAGTTACTGCACTTCCTGGGAGCAATGACAGTTTTGAAGTTGCATTAATTAAGAATGCTACATTAACAGGTGCTTCTTATAATACAACAGACTTTCCACACGTAGACTATGACGTTACTGCAACAGCTATGACGGGAGGCACTATTGTGCAATCTGACTTTGTTGTTTCAACAAATCAAAGTAGAGGTACATTGATAGATTCCATGCTATATAACTTTGATTTACAACTAGGCGTGTCTATAGCTGGTGTAAGTGATGTGTATACCGTTGCAGTACGAACTGTATCAGGGTCAGGTGGAAGTATGTATGGTTCTTTATCTTTTTATGATTTAGTTTAATATGAGTACAACATCTACCATTGTACCTAAGTTAAGAACCATTCCTGTTGTACTTGGAACTACCACATCGGATTTGTATACAGTACCTGCTAATTACAAAACGACTGTTACAAGTATTTTTATTAGTAATACGACATCTTCAACACTTACATTTTCTTTAGATTGGTATGTAGCGTCTACAGCTACAACATACAATATTGCCGAGTTAGTTATTATAGATCCTAATAGCTTCATTCAAGTTGAGAATGCTTTCTATTTAGCTCAGAATGATAAACTAAAGGGATTAGCAAGTGCAGGTAGTAGTGTATCTGTGTTTATCACAGTTGATGAAGCATTCTATCCGGTACAATTTTAATGGCACGTACTAACGAAAAGCTTTGGGAAAAAGCTAAGGCAGAAGCTAAAGCTAAGATGGGTGGTAAACACTCTGCTAGAGCTATGCAGTTAGCAGGTAAAATATACAAAGAAAAAGGTGGAGGCTATACTGGAGCTAAAACTGAATCACAAAAGAGTCTCAGTAAATGGACCAAGGAAGACTGGGGAACAAAGTCAGGTAAACCATCAACACTGGGCAAAGAAGCTACAGGAGAAAGATATCTACCACGTAAGGCAATTAATGCTTTATCATCTTCAGAGTACGCAGCTACCAGTAAAGCAAAACGAGAAGGTACTAAAAAAGGTAAACAGTTTGTAGCTCAACCGAAAGCTATTGCAAAGAAAGTAAAACCATACAGAGACTAATATTATGGCAAGGCAACTAACCGAATTACAGCAGAAGTTTCTTGCTGCACTATTTGATGAAGCTAGAGGAGATCCCAATCGTGCTAAAATCATTGCTGGTTATTCTCCTACTAATCCCACTACTGATATTATTCGTGGATTAAGAGAAGAGATTCTAGAAGCTACACAGATGTACATGGCACGTAATGCCCCACGTGCAGCTATTTCACTTGTCGATGGCATGGTAGATCCTACTGAATTAGGCATTCGTGATAAACTTAATGCAGCCAAAGACTTGCTAGATCGTGTAGGTTTAGCTAAAACAGAGAAAGTACAGATTGAAACCAATAATGGTTTAATGATCCTTCCACCAAAAGATAGAGTGGAAGGGGATGAGTAGTAATGACTCAAGGGCTATTGCCATTAAGAAAGGCAGCAGGTAAGTGGTTATTGCCTCAACCCAAAGATGCATCACAAACAGGTGAGTATGTACCGATACCTACTGCTGTAAAACTTATTAAACCTCCATTTGGATATAAGTTTTCAGAAGAAAATAAGATGCTTCTAATCCCCATACCCCATGAATTAGAGGCACTAGAGAAAGCAAAGAAGTATTTAAAGCAGTATCCGTCTAGGAATGTAGCTGCATGGCTCACTAAGGTCACAGGAAGGTATATAAGTCACGTAGGCTTACTTTACAGAATAAAGCATGAGCGATCAAGAAAAGCCAAAGTTAGCATACTTAGGTCCTGGGCCAGAAGGTACAAAGAAGCCCTTGAGCTTGCGGAAAAGTACGAGTCCAAAAAAGGCACAAAAGTCTACAACCAAGCAAAAGAAATCGTTGAAAGTGCCAGACATCTCGATCCAGAACATCGAAATAGAACAGCAGCAACACCAGCAAGCTCAGATACAACAGATAGAACAACACCAGAACGTAATATTTAAACCTAATCCTGGTCCACAGTCTATATTTTTAGCTGCCAATGAACGTGAAGTATTGTATGGTGGGGCGGCAGGAGGTGGTAAAAGCTTCGCTATGTTGGCAGATCCCATGCGGTACATGGGACATTCACAGTTTAGTGGCTTGTTATTACGACACACGACAGAAGAATTACGGGAACTGATTTGGAAAAGTCAGGAGTTGTACCCAAGAATCTATCCTGGGATCAAATGGTCTGAAAGGAAGATGCAGTGGCAGGCACCAAGTGGAGCACGTTTGTGGTTCTCTTACTTGGATCGTGATGAGGATGTACTCAGGTATCAAGGACTCTCGTTTAGTTGGGTAGGTTTTGATGAATTGACGCAATGGCAAACTCCATTTGCATGGAATTATATGCGTTCTCGCTTGCGGAGTACCGCACCAGATCTACCTACTTACATGAGAGCCACTACAAACCCTGGTGGTCCTGGTCATGCATGGGTTAAAAAGATGTTTATAGACCCTAGTACTGCTGGTAGGGCATTCTGGGCAACAGATATAGACACAGGCACACCCCTTACGTACCCAAAAGGTCACAGTAAAGAGGGTCAACCCCTGTTTAAACGCAGATTTATCCCTGCAATGTTGTCAGATAACCCCTATCTTGCTGAAGGTGGTGACTACGAAACCATGTTGTTGTCACTTCCTGAACACCAACGTAAGCAATTGCTTGAGGGTAACTGGGATGTCGCTGAAGGTGCAGCATTTCCAGAGTTTAGTAGGCCCATACATGTCATTAAACACGAGCATATACCCAATAACTGGGTTAAGTTCAGGGCATGTGACTACGGGTACGGATCATATTCAGCAGTTTTGTGGTTTGCTGTATCCCCTTCAGAGCAATTAATCGTTTATAGAGAGTTGTATGTCAGTAAAGTGCTAGCAAAAGACTTGGCACATATAGTATTAGACGCTGAGAAACACGATGGACAGATCCGTTACGGCGTTCTTGATTCTTCTTGCTGGCATAGGCGTGGTGATACTGGGCCTTCACTTGCTGAGCAGATGATTGCTGAGGGTTGTAGGTGGAGGCCAGCAGATCGTAGTGCAGGTTCTCGTGTATCAGGTAAGAATGAGATACACAGACGGTTACAGTTAGACGATTTCACTCAAGAACCAAGGCTAGTGATCATGGATAACTGTACTAATTTAATTGCACAGTTGCCTATATTACCTTTAGATAAAGCAAACCCAGAAGATATCAACACAAAGGCAGAAGATCACTTGTACGATGCACTTAGGTACGGTGTTATGAGTAGACCTCGCTTCTCTATCTGGGATTATGACCCTGCATCACAACGATCTAACTCAATGCCTACGGCATGTAAAACTTTTGGATACTGATAATGGAACAAACACAAAACTCTGAATTTATTACAGATAGGCAGCTCAGCTTAGATGACGTACCTTCAGAGCAATTTGAGGATATGGTTGCTGCTCCAGTCATTAATGTAGTAATGCGTAAGTTTAAAGAGGCTGAAGATGCAAGGCGTGTTGATGAAGAGCGTTGGTTAAAGGCATATCGTAACTATCGTGGTATCTACGGTCCTGATGTACAGTTTACTGAGTCAGAGAAGAGCCGAGTCTTTATCAAGGTTACGAAAACAAAGGTTCTAGCTGCTTACGGTCAGATCATTGAAGTTCTATTCTCTAACAATACATTCCCTATCAGTGTAGATCCTACGATACTCCCAGAGGGTATTGCAGCAGATGTACACTTTGATCCTAAAGAGTCACAGCAAAAGCCTTTACCTGCCCCTGCAACAAGCTTGTATGGCTACGCAGGTGATGGTGCACCCCTAGAGCCTGGTTCTACTTTTAACACGCTTATGAACCGTTTAGGCTCGCTTAAAACCAAGCTTAAAGGTGTGACAGGATTAAAGGAAGGTGTAGGACAGACACCCACATCCATCACATTTAGCCCTGCCATGGTAGCAGCTAAAAAGATGGAGAAGAAGATTAAGGATCAGCTTGAGGAAAGTAAAGCTACTAAGCAACTCAGGCACACTTCATTTGAATTAGCACTGTTTGGTACAGGGGTCATGAAGGGTCCTTTTGCCTATGATAAAGAATATGCTAACTGGAAAGAGGACGGTACTTACTCACCAACAATTAAAACTAGACCTGACACAGCGCATGTAAGTGTTTGGAACTTCTATCCAGATCCTGATGCAAATAGCATGGAAGAGTCTAGCTATTGTGTTGAAAGGCACAAGCTTAGCCGATCACAATTACGTGAACTCAAGAAGCGTCCCTTCTTCCGTAAAGCAGTTATTGATGAAGTCATTAGCCGTGGTGAAACTTATGTTAAGAAGTACTGGGAAGATGATCTACGGGATTACCGTACTGATGCTGGTATCGATAGGTTTGAAGTATTGGAGTTCTGGGGAGCAATCGACAGGGAATTACTTGAGAAGAACGGAGTCAAGATCCCTGATGCATTTAGTGGTGTAGATGAGCTACAAGCAAATATATGGGTTGTTAATAACAGAATCATTCGCATGGTTCTCAATCCATTTAAACCTGCCAAGATTCCCTACTATGTTGTACCTTACGAACTAAATCCCTATTCAATGTTTGGTATTGGTGTAGCAGAGAATATGGAAGATACGCAGATGCTTATGAATGGCTTTATGCGTATGGCAGTAGATAATGGTGTGCTGTCTGGTAACTTAGTCTTTGAAGTGGATGAGACTAACTTAGTACCAGGACAAGACTTAAAGATATTCCCAGGTAAAGTGTTTCGTAGACAGGGTGGAGCACCAGGACAAGCTATCTTTGGCACTAAGTTTCCTAACGTGTCTAACGAGAATCTACAAATGTTTGACAAGGCACGTGTCTTGGCAGATGAAGCTACAGGCATCCCATCATTCTCCCATGGTCAGACAGGTGTTGCAGGTGTAGGACGTACTGCAAGTGGCATTAGTATGTTGATGAATGCAGCTTCAGGCACCATCAAGACTGTCATTAAGAATGTAGATGATTACTTGCTTAGACCACTAGGTGAGGCATTCTTTAACTTTAATATGCAGTTTGACTTTGATCCAGAGATTCGTGGCGATCTAGAAGTTAAAGCACGTGGTACTGAAAGTCTCATGGCAAATGAGGTACGTAGCCAGCGATTAATGCAATTCCTACAGATTGCAAGTGCTCCTGCACT